TCAGAGTTGCATGCTATGTGAAGGACCACTTAGCCCAAGTAAGGGATCATTGTGATAGCAAGTTGAACAGTTTCAAACCCACCGACGAGGCCGAGAGTGAGAAAGGATACCAGGACATTCAACCGAACGAGACCTTCGAGGTTGGATTCCTTCTCCGAACGTCGTTCTTCACGTGTCATAAGCCACTGTGCGAACCGCTCAGTCTTACTTGGTGTTTTTACTTCTTCAATTGGTGTTTCATCTTGGGTCATCTTGGCTACGCTCCTTGATCAGTGTGAGAATGGTTTCGTCTTCAGTAAGGTTGACAGTTTCGAGTTCGACCAGGTAATTGATTTTATCCGAGCCGCTACCAGTGCCAACGATTCCCTGAATGTAAAGATCCATGAGGACCACATGGTCAGGGTCTAAGACGCTAAAGATTGGCTGCGCTCCGCTGGTGTCTGCTACTCGCTGAGAGGCCCAACCAATTTGCCGGTTGTCGCCCCAGTTCCAAGTCACGGACGAATCATAGGCCAAAGATAAAACGGCTTGTGCATCAAAGGCTGAAGAACCAGCCCCAGCACTGATCACGAAGTTGACCACTTTGTAGCCATGCTTCAATCGTCCGTCGTCTACAATCAGGCGATGGTTTTCACCTTCAGCGAATTGCCCTCGTAATGTGCGTCGAGCCATTACTTCTTCCCTCCAGCGTCTTTGTGTGCTGCACGAACAGCGGCTTTGAATCCGCCCTTCTTCCACTCGCCGTTCTTTTTCTTGTACTTCTTCGAGACACGCTTGAACGCTGCCTTGTACTTTCGATTGTACGCGGATACCTTGCGCTTCTTTGGTGCTTTGGCTGCAGCGACTGCGCCTGTCGTGGTCCCTTCCACAAAGCCCTGGACAACTTCAGGAGGTAATCCAGCTGCAGTTGCTGCAGGGACGAGCAGAGCGTCAGCAAGTGCTCTAAGTCGTAGAGCGAGCCGAAGGTCTTCATCAGTTGGCAAGTATATCGCCTCACTGTTGGGAAAGTGCAAGTGCCATAGCGCCTGCTGCTGTCAAGGTCTCAACTGTGCATTCCAGGACAATGCTGACTTGGTCGCAGTGGTCAAAGGTTTGGTCGACACCAAGGTAGATTTGCTCAACACCAACCAAGTAGCCCTTGGTCCAGTTTTGTGGAGCAATGTTTAGTGCTTCAGACATCATCTCGACATTGGCAGCACCTGTTGCAATTGCCAGGGATCCACTTGAGATAACTGAGCGATCAGTTGCGGTAACCATTGCGACTTGAGATTGAGTAGTAAGTTGGAAAGAAGTTTGAGTTGAGGTGTTCACTGCACCAGCGTAGGATGATAGTGGCCCGCCGTACTCGACGCTGATGTTGTGAATGCGCAGCACACTCTTGCCGAGTGCATCAACATAGGAACCAAGATCCACTGCTGATTGTGCGTAGGTTACGCCGTTCGTGTCTGTGCTTGCTCTGATAAAAAAACTGTCTGATTTTGCCATTGTGTTCATCTCTTTTGTTGGGTGTCCAGGGGTTGTGTCAGTGCATGAATTAACTGGCCGGCTCCCCCGGACAACTTTAGCACCCCCCATTCAGCACTTAATCTTCTCTACCGGTGGCACGCCATAAGATACTCGCCCTCACCACACCCGCCCCTATGTATAGCCATAGGCTATAGGCATTCCGCTCATGCGTATGTACATATAGTAGTGGCTCTTAGGACTAAACATGGCCCGACCACCAAAAGAAAGTCCGATACGATGCTTTGAATGTTCAGAACACAAGAAATTATACGAGGCTCCGTACAATTACGGCGTTCAAGTTTGCTTTCAATGTTACAAGGGGATGACTGTTTAATGCCAAACCGTACTATCAGCCTCGACGAAGTAAGCGATGCGATCCGCAAGCAACTTGTGAAAGACGGTGAGAACTTCTCCCACTGGGTCCGAATGCAACTGCGGAAGTATCAGCCGAGTGAAAGTGAACCGAAAGTGAAACCTGCTCCGCCTCGAAACTACATGTGCAAGAACTGTTTTGGCAATCATTGGACGGCAGACTGTCCGACCTTGGAGGCTTCTGAATGATTACTATCAGACCATGTTGCGGAAAATTTGTTGAAGGAACTTGCAATTGCAAGGAGGAAGAAGAATTACCAGTGTGTGAACACTGTGGCTCCGTATTGGCGCATCCATGTGATTGCCAATTGTATGCGGAGGAAGCCTGATGTGCGTCAAGTGTGAAGCCTGCAATGAGATTTACTTCTGCAGGCACAACCAACGCCTAAGCACTGGTGAAGTCGTTCGATGCGAATACAACATGCTGTGGGTTCAGAGTTGCATGCTATGTGAAGGACCACTTAGCCCAAGTAAGGGATCATTGTGATAGCAAGTTGAACAGTTTCAAACCCACCGACGAGGCCGAGAGTGAGAAAGGATACCAGGACATTCAAC